AGCGTGACTTGTACCTTGTCGACGGTTGCGGTGGACACCATGCCCGGCGTTTGACCGCCTTTCACTATGTCCGCCAGCGCAAGGAGATGGGCCGTCATCAGATTCAGCGCACGGACTCGGTCATCGCTTTGCAGGTGCCCATGATCCTCTGGACTCACATAGCACGTCGCCGCCGCCCAGGTTGCCGAAAGCGCGGTGTCGGGATACGCGGTTTTGCTCTCGAATGCAGCAAAGTCGGTGCGAAACGCGCTGGCATCCAACTGGATGGACGCACTCACGATCATCCACTCCGCGTCTTAGGGCGCTTTTTCTCCGCAAAGTCTTGCGGTACCAGCGGCGACGCTTGATCGCGACCGGTCATATCCGCGGCAACCTTCTCTGGATCGGTTTTGGATCGCTCGACGTGGATAAAGCCACGTTTGACATGCCGCTGAAAGGCTTCGTCCTTTTCAAGCAACGCCAAATCCTCGTCCGTCACCTGCGTTACTACACCACGAGGTGTAATTAAATTTTTGTTGGCAACGCCTGCACCGCCTTTGATCACGATCGCACGCGTACGAATCGGCAAGTCGTTTCCACTGTTGATCCACACGCCATAGGCGGTATCGCATGTTGCGGTCGAGTACACGTAATGCATGATTGCTCTCCGTTAAAGTCCAGTGCGACGCACGACAGCATACGGCCGCTTGCACATTACGCCAGCCGTCGCATTGGAATAGTCCTCTTCGTAGCCTTTTGCGAGCTGCTGAACCCCCAGCACGCGGAATTTCGCTGGCACGACTTGTACAAAGGTTTGACCGCCGTCGGTCGATTGATCGCTGACGCTTTCGGCGTACAGATATGCGACATTGTCGCCCGCATGGGCTGCATCAAATTCCGGGCAAGACACCACGCGCATCGTCGGATAAGTCTTAGTCAGCCAGTCCTGCACAGACACGCTAAAAATCGAAGTGACTGTCAAATAATCGATGACCGACGTGCCAAGAACAAGCGTCAGTTGTTCTCTTTTCGGGTCGATCACGCCACGCGTCTGGTTGCGCAAATCGGCCACCATCGTGCGAATGTCTGCTGTAATTTCGAGGAAGGTCTTAGACGCCCATTGGGTCGAATTGGCCCCTCCCATTGGCAGGGTGACATACGCGGGCAGGCTGGGGTCGTTCAAAAGTCCATAAGTGCGATTGTTTCCATCGTTGTAGCCGTAAAATCCGACGCGATTGCGGTTGATCTCCAGCGCCAGCGTTGCCGCTTCGCGTTTGCCTTCGGCACTATTCACTTTCATCCGCGAAGCGCGTGCTTCTTCGAGCGTGCCAACGCGCATGCCTTCTTCAAAACGCACCACTGTGCGCCGCTCGAAGTTGACGTTCCACGACGACAGCGGCACGTTCGTGTAATCCCCATATGGCACGGATGTACCGGTAAGCTCCATGACGCCCTGCACGACTTCCTCATCTTCCCATGCGCCCGCTGTCGTGATGCCCACGCATTCATCGATCGTACGCGCCGCCGTGGTAATCGCCACAAACCCGGGCAGCCAGTTTTGTAGGAACTGCTCGGGCGTGGTAATCGTCGGTGTAGTTAAACCGGGTACCAGCGCTGCGTCCATCGCCGCCATCATGCGGTGCACGGTTGCGGCGTCCATGCCAATACCGATACGGGACAGATCCTGATAGCCAGCGACGCTTGACAGCTTGAGCGGCCGTACTGCACGTGGACCGATATACGAATGTTCTTTGCTTTGCATGCTCAGTGCCTCAGTTGGTCAGTGTGATCACGGCCAATCCCGCCCCCGTCGATAGGTAGCGCGAAACAAGCGCGTTGGGTACTTCAACGCTGCCGCTGGGTACCTCGCTATCTTCTTCGATGGTGGACAGTGCACCCGTCGTGGTGTCGTAGATAACCACATAGCCCACATCGGCGGCAGCAGGCAGGCTCACCACGATTTCGCCCATCGTGAGCAGTTCACCGATGCTTTGGTTGGGTAATTCCATCGTTGGCGTGAGCGTACCGGCTGCTGCGCCATACGAGGCATAGTGTTTGGGGTGGACGAGGATGCCCACAAATTGCCCGGTCCCGCCAACTTGCGCCACGCCGTCGCCCGCGAGCGTATAGGCATGGCCAATCACGTTGGGCTTCGAGGACACCAAGGTCCACGGCGCGGCGCGCACCGGGCCATCGGTAAAAAGTTCGCCCGGCACCCCGAAGGCCATGTCGGCGCGAACAGTGGTTTGGAAAGCCATGCTGTCAGACTCCTTGTAAATATTGGTCGAGTTCGCTCGAGGTCGGATGCTTTGCATCCATACCTTGCCCCGGTTTGGGGGCCTCGCGACCGTGTAAATAACCGTCGAGCGCGGCTATCTCCTGCCCCTTGGCGCAAGCGATACCGAGTTTTGAGACACCGTAGCGCGCCACTTCAACCAGCGTCTTGTCGGCGTGATCAAACGTGCCGATGTGAGCGGACAAGCGGCTGGCCAGCGCATCGCGTTTGCTGATCTCGCTCATGATTCCTTTGGCGGCACTGCGCTCCAGCTGAGCCACGCGCGCGCGTAGCGCCGTGACCTCGGCGGCGTCAACGCTCGCTACCGTCTTGCGCGGCTTTTGCGACTGGGTTTGAGCGGCGGTGTAAGCCTTGCGTAATCCGGCAATGGCGCTGTCCATGCTCGCGCGCATCGCTTTCGGCGCAGTCTTGGATGCAGTGCGAAGCGCCTTAATTGCTGCGTCCATGGCTTGCGCGGTTTCTTGCTCGTCTTCTGTCTCTTTATCGCCCTTCGCCGCCGGGGAATCATCGTCTTCATCTTCGGCAGGCAGCGTGTCATCGTCCTCTTCAACCGGCGTCTTGGTCGGAGCATCGTCGCCGATTACCGATGGGTCTACGTCTCCGTCCGGCGAGGCGGAAGGTGCCGAACCGACCAGCGCCTGCACCAGCGGAATCAACTGTTTCACTACGTCGGCAAGCGACACGTCTTCATCTTGCCCCGTTGCCTTGCTTGTATTTGTCATGAGTAACTCCTTTGCATCGAATGTGAATGTCATGTGATCCAGGACAGCGACATCGGGTCCCAGGCGCCCTTCGTGGACAGACGCGAGGTGGTTGCCCCGAATCTTTCGCTGAATGGCGTCGTAGCGTTGGCCGTTGTACTGGCCGCAGGTAAACTCGTATTGGCACCGATAGCCTGCGGACAGCTCACGCTTGCCGCTATGGATAAGCGCCGCGAGTGATTCGGAGAAGACTTTGATGTTGCCTTTCAGCACACCATCTTCGTAGTACACGTCCTCACCAATGACACCTTGAATTCCCTTCTTTTCCGGCGCGATATAGCCGGTATCCTCGCTGCCTAGCATTTCGTGTTCATCGACCCACGGCAGCAGCCTGAACGATTCAATGCAAGCAGGATCGGCCAACTCTTCTTCTGGCCGGTAGACCATGTAAATGCGGCTAGGCTCGGGCGCGCCGATTGATCTGCCCAGGTAAGGAAATACACCCACCTTGGAAATCGGGTTGCCTCGGATTTCAGCCCAGCCGTTCGTATCGATGACGCGATTTGTCATGCGTCACCTCGGGAAAAGCGAATGACAGGTATAAAGCTGCATTTACAGTTGGGCTCTTCCCCTGGTCGCACATAGGCCCCATTGGGTCCGACCGGCGCGCCCCTCGCCAGATTGAACACCTTGCCGTCAAAGGCAAGATGGCGTTCGCGAGGATGTATCCCGCCGCCGCTATGCACCCACTCCCCTTGCGTTACGCCAAGCGACACACAGCGCCCATTGTTCAGGCCGTTGTAGACCTTACGTGTTTGATCCAGCGCGATGTTTCGCGCGCGTCGCTTGGTAACGCCTTCCTGTTCCCGTAGATAGGGGATCAGGTCTTGTAGTCCGTTGCCGCTGCTGATTGCACGCATGACCGCACCCTGTACGCCGGCCAGATACCGGTCAGCAATCGACTTGATGAGGCCAACGTTTTCGGCGACTGAACTGGCGAGGATTTCTTTTGCGGTCGATGGCAGGGCTGTGGTTTTTAGAGATAGTCCACCGGACAGGTCACGCAGACTGCTGTGCAAACTGGCGCTGCTTGCCTTATCTGCACCCGCGACCATGCGATCCACGATTGCCTTTGCCTTGAGCGCGAAGCGCTTGCGTACACGCCGGATCAGCGCGTTTGTCACGATGCGTGCCTGGCTCGATAGGCTGGCGTCCTGCGCAAAAAAGGCTTGTGCTGACGGGCTCTCGAACAGCGCGACAATTTCTTTACGACTGGCAGCTGTCATCTCGGCAACAAGCTGCTCAAGATCCTGCTGGTAGCGTGCTTGTAGGCCAGCACTGACGCGCAGCGGCTTGCCGCGTAGCACAGCTGGCTTGAACTGATCCGCCCACACTGCCTTTTTGCGAGTCAGTAGCTTACGCGCCATCATCATGTTCGGGCAATTCATGGTTGGGATCGTCAAACGGATCAGCCGGCATGGCCTGTTCGATCCCCGTGTAGCCGCTAGTGGGGTCTTGAGTAATGCGGCGGCGCTCATCAATGCCATCGATGGCACCGGACTGCACCAGGATGGCTCCGGTTTCCGCTTCCATCTTGTTGACTTCTGCGCGTTCCTTCGCTGTCATCGAATCCAGCGGATTCCATGCCACCGTCGTCTCAAATGGCGGGACACCAAACTTCGGCACAATTTCCGAGCGGATGACCAGCAGGTGATGACGATCAAGCAGCGGTGTCAGGTCATGCGCTTGAATGCTTTCCAGTTTTTCGTGGTAGCTCGCTTCTTCGAACTCGCCCGTTGCGTTGAAGCCCTTGGGCGATGTGCCGAGCAGCTTGGTGGCCGGCACGTTCGCCGCCGCCGCGACAAGCTGATACTGCGTCATGATGACCGCATCGAAGTCCGCGAGCGCCGTGTCGAACTGCTCGATCTGCTCTTCCGTGCCAACGACCTTGATGCCGTGGTTGTCGCGATAGTGAGCCCAGGTCGCCATCCGCTGCTCGAACTTTGCCTGATTGGCGACAGCATTTTCCACATCCATATGAATGACCGTACTGCGCTTGGACATCGCGAGCAACGGAGCCTCGTTGGCCGTGCGCTCGGAAGCATAGACGCGCTCGAAAATCTTCTGTGGCACCGGCACGCCACCGTAGTAGTAGGTCGGTTTCAGTACATCCGGAACTTCGCCGGTGCGCAAGATAATCAGGTGCGAATGATGGATCGGCTTGCCATTGATTCGCCAGTAAGTCGGCTCATAGAAGTGCAGGCTTGTCGGGTCGGTTACGGCCGTCGAGCTTAATTCTGGGACTGCCCAATACGGGTCGATTTGCCGGATGCCTTTGTAGCTGCCGGGTGTCACGCCATCTGGATTAAATGGCTTGGCATAATATTCAGGGTCGGTTGACTGGACCACGAACATGGCGATGCGAATGCCGAATACACGCCCCATGCGCACGAACTCGCGCATCTGGTGGTTGATTCGAAAACGCTTATCCTCCTTGCGGATTGCGTCAATGACGCCCGCATCAACTCTTGTACCGTCATTGACCGTGACCGTATAGCCATTGCGGATTGCATCCTTACCCGGCATCGCGCATGCCTTATCAACCAGCCAGTGCTGCGCGATCAGCGCGCAGAGTTGGTAGCCGATGAAGCTCTGCGACGCGTACCAACCGACCTGCGCGGCTGGCATGTTTTCCTGTCGGAGCATTGCAATACGCTTGACGCTGTTTTCAAGTTCGTTCGCGTCCATGCCGGCGCCGGCGGCGCTGAAATCATCGGCCACCGAGCGCTGAAACGTTGGCGCCTGCAAATGTACCCACGCCTCAGTGTGGCCGACACGCAGATCGTGCTCGGTCGTGAAAAAGCCCCCGGACTTTGGGGTCTCGGGGGCTTGGGGCGGCTCATCCTTGCGTCGTAGCCAGTTGAACATGTCGGTTTTAATCCAAATCGAAGAAGCCGCGCTTGTGCACCATGATTTCAGCGAACGCGCGTGAACACGCATCGACCTGGTCATCATGCGTTCCATTCGGGAACAGTCGCATTTCGTTAAGCAAGGTGTCGTTCCACGGACCGCGCAGCATGAGCACATTACCGACGTTGATCTGCGCGGCCAGCGGTTCAGCCCGTGTCGCCTTGTCGCCGGATTCTGGCGAGGTGGTGACCGCGTAGCCCGCCAGCTTGCGGGTCAGGTATAGCGCCTGAGTCTTGCCGGCCTGACCCGGGTCTTGCGGCAGGCTAATGCGCACCGATTTGCCATCGCGAGCGGCTGTGTTCGTCAGTGCCGCGTCCCGCTCGTCGGGACCGCAGCGCAACCTCACCACGTCAGCAATGACAAAGCGGCCATCCTCCAGCTTGCCCAGCTTCGCGCCCGCCGTATAGTCGCCGTCGATGGTCGCGGCCAAATCCCAGCCGCGCACCCATTTGATCGTGCCCGCAGGTAGCGCGTCGATTGTCGTGATTGCATCCGGCTTGATGAGGCCACCATCCGGTGGAGATGGGCGTTGCAGGTATTGCCCTGCAAACACATAGGGAGCAGCTTGCTCCATCCGTCTCAGATCATCAATGGTATGTTTCTCCGGCCATAGCGCCGTGCCATCGTCTTGAATTGCAGGCAAACAAACGTGCTCCCACGATTCTCCGTTGCCACCATCGAGTAACCAGCCTGCCAGGTCGCGCTCATGAAGGCGCTGCATGATCAGGATGATCGGTGTGTCCTTGCTGTTCTTGCGGCTCTCCAGCGTGTTTTGAAACCAATCGATGACGCCCTGTCGAATGACATCGCTCTTGGCTTCGTCGGGCTTATGCGGGTCATCAATGATGATCGCGCCGCCAAAGCCCTCGCGGTGCTTGCCCGCACCAAAGCCAGTAATCGTACCCCCGGCACCCGCGGCGTACATCACGCCGCCCTCGGTGGTAATCCAGTGGCTTTTCGAGTCCGAGGCTAAGCGGCAGGCTGGGAAAACCTGCTGGTAAGCCTCGTGTTGCACGAGCGAGCGCACGTTGGCGCTGTTATCCGCGGCCAGTGGTGCAGCGTAGCTCGCGTGGATGAACTCGGCATCGGGTACCTGTCCGAGTGTCCAAGCGATAAAGTTGACTACCGCGAGTTCAGTTTTTGAATATCGGGGCGGTACGTTGATGATCAGCCGGTTGACCTTACCGAAAAAGACACGCATCAGCGCATCGCAGATTGCTTTGTGGTGCGGGCCACGCAGCCACTTGTACCGGCGGCGCTGATAGAACATCCAGCGCGAGAAGAAGTACAAGTCCGCTTGTGCCATCTTTGCAGCCGCGAAGTGTTCGTCCGGGCTGAATGGATGCATAGTCAAATCTCATCGGCGATGGTCTTGGCAATCTCCCAGAATTTATCTGGGGGCATGTTTATGCTTTGAATCGGCCCGCCGCCCGTGCCCCCTAGTTCCACACCTTGTACCGGCTTGCCATAACCCCGCTCGATGATCGCCAGTGCAGCCGATAGCCGGTTGCGCTCGTTATCGCCACCCACCATGATTGACTCGATTACCTCAAGCGCATCAAGCGTCTTGGCCTTGCACGCGGCGATCAGGTCCAATTCCTCCTGCGTGCGTTTAGGGCGGCCTTTCGGGTTTCCCGTTTGACCTTTGACAAACGGCTTGCCTCGCTGTTTTTTTGCTGTTCTTGCGCTGTTAAGGGTCATAGCTGTTTCGAGTAAGAACCCTCGGCTGTGGTCATCGTTCGGAACTTGATTTGTAGTCAAATTGTGACTACAATTGGTTTAACACCCTGATCAAGGAATGACCATGAGTACCGCTGATACCTACGTTCGTGCTCGCATCGACACTCACACCAAGGAACGCGCCGCGAGTGCGCTTGAAGCGATGGGGCTATCGATTTCCGATGCTATCCGTCTGCTGATGCTGCGCATCGCTGATGAACACCGCCTGCCGTTTGAGGTGAAGGTGCCCAATGCCACCACGCGCAAAGCGATTGCTGAACTGGAAGCGGGCAAGGGCAAAAAGTTCGCTAGTGTCGATAGTCTGATGGCAGATCTGCATGCGGACGATTGACCGATCGTCTGCGTTCAAACGCGATTACAAGCGGGAAGCCAAGGGGCAACACCGCACCACGTTGGACGATGTGCTCAAACCGGTACTCTTTGCTCTAGCGACCGACCAGTCATTAGCCACACGCTACCGTGACCACGACCTTTCCGGCGATTGGGCGGGCTACCGAGAGTGCCACATCAAGCCCGACCTGCTGTTAATTTACCGAAAGTCGGATTCCGATACACTCAGATTGGCGCGGCTTGGTTCACACAGCCAGCTTTTTGGGTAACAGCGACGCACTTAAATGCCTTTGCATGCTTATCCCTTATCAATACCCTTCACGCCGGGTCAGCGGTGCGTCCTTGCCGTGAGAATCAAAGCTTGACGCACTGCCGGGGTTGTTGCGGACACTCGCCGGCTTGTCCTGGCCTACGACCTGACGGTCTGGATGGCCGATAAGTCAATCAACGAAAAAAGCCTGCTGGCTTTAGCCTAGCCGTTCCGTCCGCCATTCGAACACCTGCACATAATCAGGGTTGCAGAAATCATGGGGAAACGAAATCGGCATGTAACGAGGGTATGTGAAAGCCTGCGTAAGCCGCCTAGTGCGGGCTCGGTTGAGGGCGCTCATCGACTGCCTTAGGTCATGATGAACTCCATCCCCCAAACACATCGGCGTCTTAGCCTGGCACGCGGAGATCAAATCCAATTCCGCTTACGTGCGCTTCGGGCGTCCTTTGAGACTACCTGCTTACCCTTTGACAAACGGCTTGCCGTTCGGTCCTTGCTGTTCTTGCACTGTTCTGGTCATGCTTGCTTCAATCTTGGCTTTTTATCGGCTCAACCACGAAACGATAACGGGCGCATCAAGGAACTTGGCTGAGAAATACAAGAAGCCAAGCAACCAGATCGCCCAAAACCTTTGAGGTGGCATTTCCTTCAACATCATCCTCAACTACCACCAGCGAATCGCGTGTACGATGTAGCCGATACCGAAACCAAACCCAAAGCAAAAGGCCCCGGCCGCTAGGATCAATGCGGCATTAGCCAGTCGGCATCCCACAATGCCAGCATCGGTTGAATTCATCTTCGCGTCTATCGTTAGCCGATACGGGATCGCTTCCGTTTTTCCGGAATCGTCGTTGCGACCGACTTCACACTTAGTGTCCAAAGAAAAGGCTGACGGATTTAGCGAGATACCCCACCCCGAAGCACAGCGCCACAATCCATAGCGCCCAAAACCTTTGAGCTGGCATTTCCTTCAACATCATCCGCAACTCCCTAATGAGTTTGCTAGAATTCACTCATGCTTTCCTTCTGATTGTTCCAGAGGGTTAATGCAAGAAAGCCCCGACCGCTGCTAACGGTTCGGGGCTTTCGCTTTTATGACAACTTTTTGGTGGCTACTACACGTTCATACCCTTTACGCCGGGTCAGCGGTGCGTCCTTGCCGTGAGAATCAAAGCT